AAACAGGGGATTTAAGAAATCGCTGGGAATTAACTCAAGTTTTTAAAACTGCTAAAGGTTATTATATTCAAATTTTCAATTCACTAGAATATGCGTCATATGTGGAAGATGGGCATAGGCAACAAGTCGGTAGATTTGTTCCTGGAATTTTTGTTGGTGGGAAGTTTGTTTATACAAAAGGAGCTAAATCAGGAATAGTATTAAAAAAGCCTTTTGTAAATGGTTTTCATATGTGCCGGATCGCAATTGATAGATATGATGATACAATTAAAGCCAACTTTGAAGCTGCATTTAAAGCATTTTATAAAGGAAAAGGATTATGATTATACCAATTAAAGGCGATTTCATTATTAGTGCAATGGCAAAAAATATTGCAAATCGGTTAAAAAATGATTCTGTAGACCCACCAATAATTCCAACTATTTTTAAAAATAAGATAATGGAAGGTGCAGTAGAGCCCTTTTTCGTATTATCTGTAATTGATGTAACACAAGAAAATGGGATGACTGCTTCGGCTTGGAGAACATATCGAATGAAAGTCGAATATTATTTAGAAGAATCCGATTATGGTAGGCATAGTGAATATCGTGATATGGCTGAAAAATTGTTTGGTATTCTAAGAATGATCGACATTCCAGATAAACAAGATGGCGATGAAGTAGTAACAAGAAAAGCAAAGGCAAGTAAGATGAATTATCAAATTATTGAAAATGTCTTACAGTTCTTTGTTAATTATAAAATTAAGGCAAAACTTATTTTGCCTGAAGAACCTAAAATGCAAGTTTTGGAAATTCAACGAATGGAGGATGAAGAATAATGGCAGGTGGAACTTTTGAAGCTATGAATAAAGTTCGTCCGGGTGCTTATATTAATTTTCAAAGTGCATCTCAGCCTTTGAATATGGTAGGCGATCGTGGAATTGCTACATTACCAATTCAAATGAACTTTGGCGCTAATGATGTATTAATTAGTTTAACTTCAGAACAACTTTTAGATGGCTCCTGTGAAAGTATTATTGGCTGTAATATTATGGATGAAGAATCTTTAATATATCAGCAAGTTTTGACAGATTGTTCTAAAGTTTTGCTTTTCCGTATGGATACTGGAGGTATTAAAGCAAAACTTATTTTAAACAATCTTACGGCTACTGCGAAATATGCAGGTGTTGGCGGAAATAAAATTGCCGTTTCCGTGGTTAAAAATGGGTCTGTATTCGATGTTATTACTACTTTTAATGGAATTGTTAAGGATACACAGACAGGGACTACTGTAGGCGATATCGAAAATAATGATTTTGTTGATTTTAGTGGTACAAGTTCAGCATCTTTAACAGCTGATGCGGGCGGGGAATTGGAAAATGGTACAAATGGAACTGTAGTTAATTCTAATTATACTCGTTATTTTGAATTGTTGAAAACTGCAAAATGGAATACAATGGGTATCCCACTCGAAACATCAACTGAAATACACGCTCAAGTAAAATCCTTTATCAGCTACATGAGAGAAACAACCGGAACGAAGGTTCAGGCAGTTTTAAATAATATTGATGCGGATACAGAGGGTATTATTTCTACTCTTAATCAAGGTTATATATCTGATCAGTATGAAATCACGGTTCCTATTTTTGTGGCTCGTGTAACTGGTATGAGTGCAGGTTGTGCAATTAATAAATCTTTAACTTATTATGCTTTTGAAGATGCAACAGAAATCATTAATCAATTGACACATGAACAAATTATTGATGCTTTAAGAAGAGGTAAATTTATTCTTTCTTCTCGTCAAGATGGCGTTGTTGTTGTTGAACAGGATATTAATACACTGCATACGTTTACTGCACTAAAAGATTATTCTTTTAGTAAAAACAGAGTAATTCGTACCATTGATCAAATTAATAATGATATTCGTTTATTATTTGAAAAGAGTTATTTAGGTAAACAGAATAATAATGATGATGGTCGAGAAATATTTAAAGCCGATATCGTTGATTACTTAAATAAACTTCAAAAAATGGGCGCTATTCAGAATTTTGACGGCTCTACAGACATTACAATCAGACAAGGTGCTAATCTTGACGAAGTTGTAGTTGAATTGTATTTACAGCCTGTTGATTCAATGGAAAAATTGTATATGACAGTAACTATTCGTCGTTAAGAAGGGAGGACTAAATAATGGCACAGGAGTATGATTATTTACGAGCTGGTGATGCCGTTTCCGGTCAAGAAGGTTGGGCAACTATGGTTGTTGACGGTGTTCTTACAGAATTGTTTATGATTAAGGATTGTACAATGACTTTCACAAAACGCAAGAAAGAATTTCGTTCTCTTGGTTTTCGTGGGGCGCAACATAAATCTTCTGGCTGGAGTGGCAAAGGTGAATTTACTCTTTACTATGTTTCTTCTGCATTCCGTAAACTTATGCGTGAATATGCTAAAACAGGTAAAGATTTATATTTCACTATTACTATCAAGAATAATGACCCAACTACCACAATCGGAAAACAGGTGTCTGCATTCTATTACTGCAATATTGATGAAGGGGTCTTGGCAAAATTAGATGTTGAAAGCGAAGTTTTGGAAGAGTCTATGACTTGTACATTCTCCGACTTTGAATATTTAGATTACTTTTCAAGCCCTAATCCTGAAATTTAATTGGAGGTTATTAAATGGAACTTTTAGATCTTATTCGAAATCGTGATATACGTGATACAAAAGAAATTGCTTTAAAAGGTGAGCTTGCAGGAATAACAATTACTATTAGAGCTATTGATGCCGATGAATGGCAAGAAGCTAGAGCTAAGGCAATTAAAATTAATGCAAAAGGTGAACCAACAGTTGATAATATGGCATTATCCAGTAGCTTAATGGCTATTGGCTGTGTAAACCCTAATTTCCGTGACCCGGCTGTTTTAGGTGGTGTTACAGTTCCAACGGAATTTGTTAAAGCTAAATTTAAACCCGGCGAGATTGAATTTATTGCAAATAAAATCATGCAACATTCTGGCTATGGTGAAGAGGCTGTTGACACAGCAAAAAAGTAAAACAGCTCTTTAAAGAAGGAGATTCCGATACAGTGGCAGCATTTTGGTGTTTTAGAAGACTTCATTGGAAGCCTTCTGAATATCTAAATTTGCCAATTTCAGAAAAAGCATGTGTGCTGGCATTTATTGAAATCGCCGCTAAACAAGATGCTGAATTACAAAAGAAAACGAAAACATAAAAGATAGCGAGGTTAGCCTATGGAAGTCAGGAATACATTATATTTAAACGATCAAATGTCCCCTGTGCTAAATAAGGTTTTAGCCTCGCTTCGTCTTACTTTAACGGCATTAAATCAAACGCCGGGCGAAGCGAGTCTATTTAAAGCAGCTTCGCGGGATATATCAAAAGCTAATGCTTTACTTAAAGATTTTAATTCTGATGTTAATCGTTCTCAGAATTTAATTAAGGGGCTTGGCTTTAAAGATGAAAATCCTATTGGAAACGTATTTTCAAATGCAATGAATCCTTTAACAGAATTATTAGCTGGTGTGTATTTGTTGAAAAGTACCATTTCAGAAATTGGACGTGTAACAGATATAGGCGATGCCTTAATGTTAAATGCAGCGAGATTAAATATTATCAATGATGGTTTAAGAACACAGGATCAACTATCCAGAGATATTTATGATTCTGCACAAAGATCAAGAGCTGACTATTTAGCTACAAGTCGAGTTATTGGTCGTATGGGTATTCTTGCAAGACACGCTTTTGCAAATAACAATGAATTAATAGCTTTTACCGAGTTAGTAAATAAGGCTTTCCTTGTTGGTGGTAGTACACCACAGGAACAAAAAGCGGCCATGTATCAACTCACACAAGCTATGGCTTCTGGAAGATTGCAAGGCGATGAAATGCGTACTATTCGCGAATCTGCTCCTTTAATTAAAAAAGCTATACAAAATTATATGGGACTTGATGATGCAGCTTTTAAAGAAGCACAAAAAAATGGGGAAATAACTGCTGAAGTAATTAAGAATGCAGTTTTTCAAAAAGCTACAGAAATTGAAAATAAATTTAATGAACTTCCTATAACATTCGGTCAAGCTATGACGATGGCTGGAAATAGTCTGCTAATTGGTATGGATGAAGTATTTACGGGCATTAGTACGAGCGGCGTAGGAATGATTCAAACACTTGTAGAAAATTTTGATATATTAGCTGGAATTTTAGGCTATATTGCAGGCGTTTCTCTTGTTATATTAGTTCGTAATATTGCAGCAGCACTTCCTGGAGCCGCTGCGTTGGCATTAAGCTTTATTGCCATGAATTGGCAAGTATTGCTCGTAGTAGCCGCTGTCGGAATGTTAATGAAATTATTTTTAGCTTTTCCGGAAGCTTTTGGAGTTATTATGGGCGGTATTAATGCAATGAAAACAGCCTTTATGAATTTAGTAAAAATGGTTGCCGATTATTTTATCTTACTATTTAATAACATAATTCTTCGAGGAATGAATTTTGTTTTAGATAAATTAGGTAAAGAAAAAATTGGTTATGTAAGTATGTTTGCGATGGAAGATGTAGGGGCTAGTTATAAATCAGGTTATGATTGGGGAATTAACTTTGCTAACGATACTAATACTAAAATAGACAGTTTTTTAAATACCATGAAAAATACATTTAATCCAAATGGTGTTGGAGCCACTGGCGAAGTTAAAGCTAACCCTATTACAGATCTTGATACTGTTGGCGAAGTAAAAAATGTTAAAGGTGGTAAAATTAGTCTTGATGAAAATAGTATTAAGTGGATCAAAGAATCTCAGGCAATAGAATTTGTGAATAGGTATACTACAATGCGTCCAATTATGCGAGTTGTGTTTGGAGATGTACATCAAAATGCAGATGTGGGGCAAATTGCAGATGATTTGGCGGATATGTTTGAAAATGCCTATAATTTAAGTGTTGGAGAGGAGTAGGATAAAATGGTTGCACAATCTGGAAAAATAAGTGATACTACCACACTTCTTGAGAGCCTTTCTCCAAATTCGGATTCTATAAGTAGGGCTAGAGGCGATGTAAAGATATTTATTGTGTATAAAGGAGATACAGTGCAAATTCCTGTAAATCCTTCAGACTTAAAAATTGCTACCCCCGGAAATAATAAAACTTATCCTATTGTATCATTAGGAGAAATAAATGTTTTAAAAAATCCTAAATTAAGCACGATTGGATTTAGTTGTTTTTTCCCAACAATAGAAACACAGAATTATCCATATGTGTTAACAGGCAATTCAGAACAAACTTTTTATACTGCATTAATTAAGCAAATTTTAGATAGGCAAAATAAAGCACAATTTCATGACCCCTCATTTTATGTAAGTTTATTTAGTAAGATTAGAGATAGCAAAGAACCTGTAAGGTTAATTATTACCGGACTTGCTGTTGGATTTAATAAGCTTGTATCTATTGAAAAATTCGATTATGATTGGAAGGAAGCAGATCCAGATCCATATTATGATATCGAATTTAAGGTTTATCAGATTTATGCAGTTAATAACGCTATCGTTGATGAAGATGGTACAATAGCTGTTGATACTGGTGGATTAAGAACAGATGAATCCGAGGCCTTAACAATGGGAGATGAAGTAAGTGTAACAGGTACAATTTATAAAGATCCAGCTATGCAGTTTGTAGATAGGTATGTTAAGAATAAAACTGGCTGTTACGTAAATCTTTTAGATTTCGATAATAATGGAGCAATCCATATAACTGATAATGAAGACCGTTGGATTGGTTGGGTATCCGAAACAGCGGTAAATAAAATATCGGGTATACTGTAATGAATATTTTATTAGCTGTACAACTTCCGAATACTAAAGTTTTTGAAATTTCTCAAGTTGTCTTTGATATATCTTGGACAACGACATTACTAGAACAGCCTGGAAAATTAAGATTCTCCGTACCTAATAATATTGAATTAATTTTAGAATTTGCAACCACTGTTAATTTAAGAATTGACGATATACCAATTTTCTATGGATATGTTGTTAATATGGCAGCTTCTGAAGATACTATTACTTATGAAGCTGTTGATCAAGTTTTTTATTTAAAAAATAAAGAATCCTATGTCTTTTCCGGAAAGACAGCAACTCAGATTTTTAAAGCTATTTGTGAAGACTGGAAATTTACTTATAAAATAGTTGATGATTGTTCATGGGAGGTTTCTCCACGAGTTCATGATGGGAAGTCCTTGTATTCAATAATTAATTATGGCTATGATGAAGCTTTAGTGAATATACAAAATTGGTTTATTTTGAGAGATAATTATGGTACATTAGAACAAATCAGTTTATTATCAACAAAAACAAACTACTACATTTCAGACGATTTAAATATTACTAGTTACAATTTTAAGAAAAACATTGACAGGGATTCATATAATCGTGTAAAATTAGTACAAGACAATACGAAAGAAGGAGTTCGTAAAGTTTATGTGGCTCAGGATGATGAAAATCAGCGTAAATGGGGTATATTGCAATATTACGAAAAAGTAGATAAAACAGCAACTGAAAATCAAATCAAACAAATAGGCGATGCTCTTTTGAAGGTTAAAAATAGGGAATTAAAATCTTTAAGAGTTGAATGCGTTGGTTTACCCTATTCCTTTAGAGCTGGAAATTGGTTAACTGTTAAATTAGATCCTTTAACTAAAGCCGGTTTCGTTAATATGCAGGAATATATTGCAACAGATTGTTCGCACACTTGGAAAAATAATGAGCACATAGTTAAATTAAATTTAAGTCAATATAGTTTGGATGTAGGTGTTTAATATGGAAGATTCTGGAGTTGTTCGGATTCTAAGTATAACGCGAAAAATGGTAAAACAGAGAGCTCAAAGTTCCGATATGTCTGATTGTGTATACGGAACAGTGCTTTCTGTTTCTCCTTTAAGTGTACAATTAGATTCGAGAACGACATTAGGTGAAAATCAATTAGTTGTCGGAGCTTTATGTAAGGAAACAATAATTAAGATTCCTTTTCCGGAAAAAGGACAAGTAAAACATAAACATCAAGCTATTCATAATGGTATGCACAATACTACAGAAGAACTTCCAGAGATACAATTATGGCGTGGCTTGAATCCCGGCGACAGAGTTATTTTAATTAGATTTAATAATGGACAGAAATTTTTAATTCAGCAAAGGGTGGAGGGAATACCATGATACCCACAAATCGCAATATTATTGTAAATCAAATAGGGCAAAATGAAGTTACAAGAACCTATAAGGTTGATAATTATAATAAACGAATTATAGGTACAACAGATGGACAGCCCGCTATTGAACAAGCAATAATGAAAAATTTTGATACTGAAAGATATGCTTATGTTATTTATTCTAAAAATTATGGAATTGAATTAGAAAAGTATATTGGTAAAGATTTTGATTATATTCAAGCAGATTTACAGAGAGCTTTGGAAGATTGTTTATTAGCAGATTCTCGAATTTACGCTATTAGTAATTTACAGTTTACACAAGAAGGACTTGACTATATGTCAATTACTTTAGATTTACAAACTGAATCTGGCGTATTACCAATAACTTTGGAGGTGAAAAAATGAATGTTTTAAGTGAATACCTGCAAAAGTATACCTATGAGTATATTTTAACGGAAGCATTAAGCAAAGTTCCAGATAATGTTGATAAACGAGAAGGTTCGATTATTCGAGATGCTTTATCACCATGTTGTTACGAAGCTGCAAAACACATATTATATTTAGCTGATATTATCGAACAAACATATATCGAAACTGCAAATGGATTATGGCTTGATGGGCGTGTGATAGAAGGGGGTATAACTCGAGATCCTGCAACATATGCTAAAAAATTAGGAGTATTTAAAACACAGCTGGATGAACCTTGTCAAATTTCTATTGGACAATCTTTTTCAACCGTTGGAGATACTATTTTAAATTATACCGCAGTACAGGTATATGCAAATGAAGATGGGGATGTAGTACCCGGAAGTTATATTATGCAATGCAATACTGTTGGCAGTGTGGGAAATAGTTATATAGGTAGAATCGTTCCTAATGATTATATTGAAAAGTTGGCAAGTGCTGAAATTACTACTTTACTTTATCCAGGAGAAGAAGAAGAATCAGATGATTCTCTAAGAGAAAGATTTTTAGCTAATTTAATAAAAACGGCGTTTGGCGGTAATATTGCACAGTATCTGCAATGGGCTAAAGAAATTCCGGGCATTGGTGGCGTTCAAGTTTATCCTGTATGGGCAGGTGGAGGAACTGTAAAGTTAAGTATTATTGATACAGATTACAATTCTTGTTCTTCAGAATTTTGTCAAACTATTTTAGAAAAATTCGATCCGGAAAATTCTGGCGGGGAAACTGGTTTAGGGTTAGGTATTGCTCCCATTGGGCATAAAGTAACAGTAAGCACTCCATTACCTAGAACAATTAATGTATCCGGAAAAATCACATTATTGCCAGGATATAAATTAAAAACACTTTTGCCACAAATCAAATTGGCATTAGAAGAATATCTTTTATCGTTAAGACAGGCTTGGGAAAATAGTGATGATGAAAATAATTACTCTGTAATTGTTTATCTTGGCAGAATTAATTTTGCAATTTTAAATGTTAAAGGTGTATCCAGTGCTTACGAGTTACAATTAAATGGAACTGATACCGATATTAGATTAACAGAAACGAGTTCTTTGCAGGAAATCCCTGTATTAGGGACGGTGAGTTTAGATGAACAATAGGTATGGTTTATACAGAACTAGAATTGGTCGTTATTTTCCTCGTTATTATGAAGGTATTTTAGAAACAGATGAATTAATTAAAGTTGAAAATGATATTTGGAATAACTTATATTTGTTATTAAATAAAGCAAAAAATAATCAATTTATTGCATACGCAGATGAAGATGGTATTTATGCTTATGAACAATTATTCCAAATAGTTGCAGATCCGGAAACAGAAACATTAGAGGAAAGAAGATTTAGATTATTAAATAGGATACAAACATTATCTTATTATACAATGATATATCTTCGGCAAAAATTAAATTCATTGTTTGGGGAAAATAATTATGAAGTAGAAATGGATTATTTGAACTATACTTTATATATTAAAAGTAATGTTTCTAATTCTTTTATTTATAAGGAAAGTATTGCTACTATAAATAAAATAAAACCTGCAAATATTGTATTTATCAATACTCCATTTATTCCAACTACAATTGAAGTTGGCGAAGAAATTTATCAACAAAAATGGTGGTGGAATTATATTTTAGGTGGTAAATGGAAAGTAGGTCAAAAACCTATTATAAGTGTTCAAGAATTAGCAAAATTAAAATCTGAGGAGGTGCAATCCTTGACTCCATTAATGCTTAATAAATTAAAAACGTTTACAGGGGAAGAAATACATGCAGTTCTTATAAATGATACTTATAAGATAACAAGTTTCGTTCAAAAAATTATTACTGGTGGGTATTTAAGGATTCAATATAATATTGAAAATTGGGAAGAAATAAAATTAATCACTAATATTAAATTTTTAGATGAGAATGATTTAATATTATCAAACAACCCTGTTTATATTCCTATTGCTTCAGATACTATGATTGAACATCGAATTAATATTAGGGAGGTTGGAACAAATGGCTAATAATATTGTTATGAAAATTACTGATTATATCGCTCATTTATGGCATGACACAGATAACGACATTGTAATGGCCGCGAATGTAAATGGCTGGGAAAATACATTGCAACAGCATGCAGAATTTTTAAAAAGATTTTCTTGGCAACCGAATACAGCATATCCTAAAAATTCTGTATTACTTTATCCTTTTGGATTGCATACTAAACTAGTATCTAAAAATGCTGGTACAAGTGGAAGTAATGAACCAACATGGTCGGACGCAAGTGGACAAGAAGGTTCCAGAACGATAACAGATAATGATATTATTTGGGAAGAACAACCAATTCAAGTATCTGCAGATACTACACCAATAGGAACGATTAAACAGCAATTATGGAATAGTGCTCCTCCAGGATACTTAAAAATGACACAAAGTCATGTATTAAATAGATCAGAATATCCAGAATTGTGGGATTTTGTTCAAAAATATTATCCTTTAACTTCTGAAGTTGAATGGCAAAAAATGTTAACCTTAAATAAAACTTCTGTTGGCTATTTTTCGACTGGTGATAACAGTACAACTTTTAGAACTCCATTTATATTAGATTTTGGTCGTGGTGGAGAAAATGCTGGTTCTTTCTTTAAAGATCAGAATAAACTCCATAACCATACGGCTAATATGAATACTACTTCAGCACAAGGTTCTTTCCGTACTTGGAAATTTGATCCAACACCCTCCGGAGTATTTTCATCTATCTATTTAGGACGATGGGCAAACAGCAAAAATGGTGGAGATGATTCCATGTGGCAAGTTAACTTTGATTTAGCAAATACATTAAATAATATTACTATTGGAAATTCTGGAGAATCTGAAGGATTTCCAAAACACGTTATAATGCCTTATTACCTGAGAGTTTTAAATATTTAATATTCTTAAATAATATGGCATAATTATATGCTTTGGATAAGCTTCTTCTCCACCTGTATTCACGCCTGTAGATTCAATTTTAATATCATGATTATGGTCGCCATTAAATTGTATAACTTCACGAGTATCACTTTTATGAGCACATTCGCCAGCCCATATACCAGTTCCGGAAAATACGCCAGTTGTTTGACCCCAACTGCTCCCAACCTGATTTCCTGCAATGAAAGTTCCTCGAAGTTGTGTAGTTCCAGTCTTATTTCCAGTGGATAAATTATGGTTATGGAGCTTATTCTGATCTTTAAAGAAAGGAATTAAAAATGATAAAATTTAGAATATTTAAACAAAGATTGAGTTATTATGGAGATTCTGAAGTTGTTGCAGATAGTAAGGGTTATTTAACATTTACACTTGAAACCTCTGAAGATTGGGCTAATTATGTAGGTAAGACAGTGCAATTTACCAAGAATGGAAAAACTTACAATGTAACCAACATTTCAGATGGCGTAGAATATCCAGTACCGTGGGAAGTTTTAGTTGGTGCAGGAATAATGCAGGTAAATGCTTTTGCCGTATCTATGGATAACAAAAGAGCAACAACTAATGAAATCGATATAGAAATTATTGATAGTGGGTTTAATGAGGATAGTCTACTTCCTGAAGATCCTACTCCGGATATATTTGAACAATATGTTCAACAAGTTCAGGAAAATGCAGATAAAGCTGTTAAAGCGGCTGATGAAGCTAAAAAGGCACAAGAAGCCTCCCAAAATATTAAAAATCAGATTGATGTAATTTATCAAAATGTTAAAGATGTTAAATCAGATATAGAAGATTTACTTCATCAAGTTCAGGAATCAACAAATACAACTTATCAATATGCAGAAGCGGCTAAAACTTCCACAGAGGCGGCTAGTAAGTCAGAAACAGAAGCTGGACGTTATGCTGGTGAATCTAAAATATATTCACAAGAGGCTAAACGATCTGAAACAAATGCTAAACAATCTGAAACAAATGCTAAATTGTCAGAGGAAAACTCTAAATTAAATGCAGATAAAACACAAGCTAATACAGAAATAGTATTAAGCACCAAAGAAAGTATTGATACTATTTATGCCGATATTCAAACAAGACATGAAAATATTCAAGAAATTGAAAAAGATCTTACGAATAAAGCTGAAAATGTAAATATGCAATATTTGCAAATTCAGGAATGGTATGAAAAATTTCATCAGGCTGCAAGTTACCTCGAATTTACAGATGAAATTTCAGAAGATTTATGGGTCGCCGATGGGGATACATATACAATCGAAATTTATACAAATGGTAAAGCAATTTTAAATATTCAAATGAAGGACGAAGCTAATAATCAATATATTAGAGTGCCTTTCGTGGATATGGAATTTAATACTATGACTGATAAATCAGTTACATTAAGAGCAATTTATCCTTTTGCAGGTAGATTATGTATTTATGATTTAGTGGAAGGAGTTACTGAAAATGTTTGAGAAAATAACGAAAACATTATCCGGACTGGCATTTATCAAATATATAAATAGTTTAATTGATTATGTAAATACCAGTGATATTGATGCCACTCGTATAAAAGGACAATTAGATATTTCTAATATTCCTCCAGCAGGCTTGGATAATGTTATAAAGGTTGATACTGTTACAGATATGCTTGCTTTAACTGTTGATGATGTTCAAAATGGCGATACTGTAATGATAATAGGAGTTACTCCTCCAGTACAATATCAAGTCGTAGATGATACTAAATTAGGCACAATGGACGCATTTCAAGAATATGCAGCGGGTACAGCAACAAAAGCATTAGCTGATATTAATGGCAATAATATTCATACGACCTATGGCAAATTAGCAGGCAATAACACATGGACAGGCAATAACTATTGGAATGGTAGTGCTATATTTAATGCAAATTTAACAATACAGGGCAGTGCTACCACTCCTGGTAATGTATCAACTTATTTATGGCTCGGAACACAACCTGAAGGTAGTAAACAAACACCTTCTATAGCCAGAAATAAAATAGGCGATTTAGTAATGTATGCCGCTGATTATAGACCTTGTTATTTAAGAAGCGGTATTCAAACATCCTTTGCTAGCGTGTATAATTCTAATGGCACAGTAGAATTTAGCTCGTTAAATAATACTCCGTGGGGTAAATATACTAATGCAAATGGACTGGAATTGACAGTAAACAAAACTCCTACAGTAAATACTGATGTATCGAATAAAAAATATGTAGATGATAGTATAGCTAACGGAGATGTAAATTCGGCTAAATATTTAAAAATAACGAATTTTATCCATTCAAATAGCGATTTTAATGATTACAAAACTCCTGGAGAATATCAAGTACAAAGCAATGCAGAAGCAAAAACAATGGCAAATATCCCCACTAGCTATAAGGATGCAACGCCAAGGAGCGGTGTATTAAGTGTATTGATTGGATTTGATGCCCCTAAAACAAGTTTAACCCAGATTTATCGAACTTATGGGAGTAGTTATGTAATTCCAAGAATGTATCAACGCTGTTTTTACCATGAAAATAGTATTTGGACTGCATGGCAAGAAATTGCTTGTACTTATGAAGTAGGCTTATTAAATCAAGCAAATACCTATACAGCTTTAAATACTTTCAGAGCAAACATTGCTGTATCGGATGGCACAGCGGCAGGTAGCGGTGGTAGTGTAATGTTTGGTGTTTCTCCAGCAGGTGAGACAGTACAAGCGAGAGTTGGTACAGACAATTTAGGTGGACTATTTTATCACGCAAGTACAAATCAACCTCATGTATTTAGAATTGGAACTAACAACGATGTGCTTAGCATACGTGATGACACCTCAAAGGTGGCTTTAATAAGTAATAATAAAGCTTTCGCAACAGTAACTTATAAAGGTGTTGCGAATTGGCTAGGTAATGCAAATACCGCTACGAAACTAGCAACTGCAAGGACTATCACAGCAAATCTTGCAAGTAGCACTGCTGGTAGCTTTGACGGCTCGGCAAATATAACAGTCGGAGTTACTGGCACATTACCAATCGCCAACGGAGGAACAGGTGCAACAACAGCCGCCGCCGCAAGGACTGCATTAGGATGTGCACCTGCATATACCTATAGTACAACTGATTTAACCGCTGGAAGCTCTGCATTAACCACAGGCACACTTTATATTGTGTACGAATAAAGAGGTGCGAAAATGGCAAAAAGCATTTATATAGGTGTAGATGGTAAAGCAAGAAAAGCAAAGAATATATACATTGGAGTAGACGGCAAGGCAAGAAAAGTCAAAAAAATGTATATAGGAGTAAATGGCGTAGCAAGATTATGTTACACGTCCGAAGTAACAGTAACGGTCACAATCGTACAATCAGCAAATCAAACAATAACAGTAATTTGCAATGGCAATTCATATACATCAACATTTACAGCAGAAGCAGGGTCAACTTATACGGCAAGTATATCAGCAAGTACAGGTTATAATGCAGGCACATTAAGCAGTACAAGTGGAACATTGACAGATAATATCACTATTAGTGCAACAGCCGCTACCTTGAAAACCTATACTTATACGATTAATCAGCCTACAAGTGGAACGATTACTGTTACAGTTGATGGTGTTGCATATACGTCAACCTTTACTGTTCAGCATGGCAAAACTGCAAGCAATTTGTGTACGCCGAATAGTGGATACACCTTTAAGACATTTACATTGTCAGGAAGCTATCAAACTGCAAGCGCAAATACATTAGCAATAAATGGCGATGCTGAAATTGGAGCTGTATTAGAAAAGGAGAACGAAGATGTTTAATTGGTTAATAAAATTATTAGGCGGGAAAACAAAATCGGAATATGAAGATATGCAAAAAGAACTAAATGAAAAATGTGCCAAATTATCAAGTACATTAGATAGTTATGCAAATCTTGATTTTGTTGCAAGTGGTGAATATTCTTTTAGTGTAAAAGCAAATTCACCTTATAGTATTTTAGTTAAAAAAGGTCAAAATCTTATAATCACTGGTTATAACAAAGATGGAGAGCTTTTAGAAAAAATTGATGTAAATAAGGAGGACGAATAAAATGTTTAATAAATTAATTAGAGGGGGGGGGCAGGCAGATAAAGAATTGTCTATCAGCCGTCTTCCGAGATTACTATTACAATTACACGCACTAACTGATAATCCTATGAATATTACAGTCACAGGGAATATTACGGTTAGTGCAGAATTAGAAGTTATTGTGCCTACAGAAGAAACTTTCTTGATCAACAAAAATATTGAAGCAAATGACATCTTGTATGAGGAAGTATCAATAACTATTCCTGATGGAGTTACTGTATTATATATTTCCAGTCATGTAGAATCTAGCGAGGGTTATGATGATTACGTTACTGTAGAAATAAAAAACCTTTCTAATCAAAAAGAGTGGCGTTATAGATCAGAGAGTTTTAATTTCTATGATCAATGGTATGTCGGAGTAACACCAAACAAAACTTATAAATTATCGTTATACGTAGGCGCAGAATATAATTTGGGTGAAGGGTATTTAAAGATTTCTTATTCTCAATCAATTAATCAAAAAATACCTAACGTAACTGATTATTAATGTAATATTCCTCTGTGAGAAATCGGAGGAAAAAGATGGCTTTGACAGACAATCCTATGAGTTTAGTGGTTACAGGCAATGTAACAGTTGGGGCAACATTAGAAGCAAATGTGCCAACGACTGAAACAAGATTGTTGAGTACAATGGATGTAAATAGAACTGTATAAAAGTTATACATTAAAGTTATCAACTGATAGCGAAACTGGCACAGAGTCAGGAAGTGTAACTATTAGTTATTCACAATCAATTAACAATCAAACGCCTAAAGTAACCGATTACTAAACTCAAAATCTGCCGTATATTATGGCTTTAACTGATAATCCAATGTCAATTATCGTGACAGGCAATGTCACCATAGGAGCTAGCTTAGAGGTTAATATTCCTAGTGGGGAAGTTACTTTAGCACATGGCAGTACCTTTACAGTTCCCGCAGGAATAACAGTATTAAGAGCTTCATTTAATCAATCTGGATATTTAAGTTTGACTACGTATGTAGGTGTAACACCCAATAAATCCTATAAATTGTATTCTAATTGGGCTGATTATAATTATGGAGAAGGTGAAGGATACTTGTTGTATAATGCTAACAATCATAAATATTGGATTGATTATGCTATAGGCAATTTAGATTTTGAGACTGGTTACACTGAGTTGAATTTTAAACTCGAATGGTCGCCTACTATCAATTCACACGCAGTAGAAGTTACAGATTACTAATAATCTGTTACACTGGGAGTTGTATTATTAATCGACTGGGAATATGAAATTCGTATTAATGCTGCCCTTGTATCATATTCAGTGCCAGCATATAAATTTAATTTATAATCTTTCCCGCCTGTTACGCCGACATATTTAGTTTCATCACAAGAACCATAGTTTTCAGCAATTACCCAAACTTTCTTATTGTCGGCATTTTGAACATATGCAGTACAGAAATCATCTCCACCTGCACCACTTTCGGAATAGACTCTTACTTTTAATACTTTAACGCCTGATGGAATATGAACTGTTCTCGTTTCGTTTACTGTGGTGTAATCTTCATTGATATTGACTAAATATGTTTCAGTCGTAGGAATACTAGCCTCTAAGCTAGCTCCTATGGTGGCTTGACAAAATAAAAATAATATACTATAATTAAGGAGTATAAGATGAAAGATAAAATACTTAACTGGTTTAAAAAATTGGTTGAAAATACACCACAATTAATAGGTAACAAATACATTAAGTATATAGCTTTCTACCTTATATTGGTGTATCTCGGCTTTACTGTAATGTTTGTTTACGGATGGATACACAACCTAAAAGTAACAAACGAGGCAGACTTGCCAATAATCATTTCATTCTTGACTTTCTTTGTAAGTGGGTCAACTGTTTATGCTATTACATTTTTAGCTAAATTATTTATTGATAAAAATAATAATGGCATATCAGATATTCTTGAAGGAAAGGAGGAAAAAGACAATGGTAACTATAAATGAAATCATTGCACTTGCCGAAAGGGCTAAAAATAGTGGTATTAATCGAATTTATTGTCATCATACTGGTGGATTATACAAAATGAATAGTGTTGAAAAAGAACATTATCATATTTGTATTGAAAGTGATGGAACTGTTCGTATTAATGGTGAACTTACAGACTACAAAGAGCATACATGGCATCGAAACAGTAATGCTATTGGAATCGCTTTATGTTGTGCTTATGGGGCGACTGTTTATAAAAATCCTGAAAGAATTAATTGGAACGGTTATCCACCAACACCAATTCAAGTCGAACGGTTAGCCGAGGTAATTTGTTTTATAGCAACTGTTCTAGAAATTCCAATAGATTCGGAGCATGTTATGACTCATGCAGAAATCGCTGATATTGATGGTTATGGTCTTTATGGTAATGATCCGGATTTAAGATGGGATTTACTTCTTTTAGACGATCCCGGAACAGGTAGAAAAGATCAGCCCGGCGGCGATGTAATTCGTGGATTGGCAATCTGGAAACAAAATAATTGAGGAGGAATCTAAAATGGAAGAAATTAAAGAATTTTTTGATAAAATAAAAGCTACTTTTAATCGTTATCCAAAACTGATCTCCTTTGGACTTGGATTTGCAATCGGAGTTTACTTTACTTGGAAGCAATGGTAAATGAAAAGAAAAATATTTTTCATGCTTTTGTTGTTTGGTTTATCATTGGGTTTATGTCAGCAGGCTTATGCACAGGATTATTATTTAGTTCCAGCGAAGAAATTCGAAATGCAAGAACAACAAATAGCGCAAGCGATATCCCTAAACGAACAATCGATAAACAAAATTCTGACGTTGAAAAAACAACGGACGGAATTAAACAACAACTTACAGAAAGCCAATCAGTCAGTAATAACATTGGAAAAACAGCAAACGATGTTGAAGACATCTTACGACAACAAAATCAAATACTTAGAGAGTTGCAATCAGACTTTAGAACAGGAGTCCAAAGAATACAAAAAGAAGATTAAACAATTAAAAGCTGAAAAAACTTTATTGTATATTGGACTTGGCACTGTTTTATTAATTGCGATATCCTAGGAGGATGTAATGGAAAATCCAAATGATAAAGATTTGCAGCACCTAGATAAGTATCTAGAGAGGTTAATGCAAAGACAAGATGAAATAGATAAAAAAGCAAAAGACGCTCAAATTTATCGGGACTATAATGTAAAATTATTAGGACTTTTAAAAATTTTAGTCATTGGTTTTCTCTGTTGCATCTTTTTTTGTGCCTGTGCATTGGGTATTTCGTCGGTGCTTATTGCTAAAGAATATTTTACTTATAAACAAGGTATTGTAAGAACTGTTACGGAAGAATCTGACACTATTTCCGGTGCTGGAAACAGTGTTATTATGAACAGAAGTAACGGAGCAACAATAAATGGAAAATGAAAAGGTAATTGCAGAACTATTACAAAGGATTAAAACTTTAGAAAGCCGTTGTGATAGATACGAAAAACGGTCAGAATTATTTGAAGAACAATTCCGTCAAACCTGTAAAGATGTGCAAGAGATAAACTTTAATGTCGTTACTATTTTAAAGTTATTTGATAAATTAGAAGCTAGATTAAATAAAGATCAAGAAATTCTCCATGGACGTATAGGTTCTTTAAAACGAGATTTTGAAGAATATCAAATGAAAGATTTAAAGGACTACTATAATTATAAGAGAGTAATTGTTAATACAATACTAACTTTAATTATAGGTGGTCTAGTTGGAGGAATTATAACAGCTTGGCGGGTATTTGGAGCTAATGACTGAATCAGATTTCAATAAAAGACTTAAAACATTATCCTTAATTGCACTAAAGGTGATTATAAAAGGGACTGGCTTGAAAACAAAAAGTGAATTACTTTTATGGAAGTTTTATATTGAGGGTAAATCATATTATGAGATAGCCGATGACTTAGGAATTGAAAGTTCTTCAGTAGGCAAAGCCTTATGGAATGCCAAAAAGGAATTACAAACCATTATTAGTAATGAAAAGGAATTAATTCCGGACGAAGTAAAACCATATATTGAACTCCTATTGCAAAAACAATAGCAAGGGAATAAACAGACAAACCGTCTACACAATTTAGGATATGTGTGGGCGGTTTATTTTTGTTACAATAATTACAGGTAATAAACCATGCGCCACTACAAAAAAGTTTAATATCAACCAAATATGGTGGCGGCGGTAGGAGGACAAATGTATGTATCCTGATAATTATATGAATCCTATGAATAATCCAATGACAAATCCTAATTATGGTTATAATCGTATGCAACAAGTTCAGCAAATGCAGAGAGCCATAAATCCTCAAGTTCCAAATATGTTCGGACAAGTAGAACAGCCACAACAAATGCAATCATTTATATCAGCAGTTCCTGTTACTTGTTTAGAAGAAGCTAAAGCCGCTAGAATTGCTTTAGATGGATCTATGAGTGTATTTGTGAATATTCAAGATGGTGAAATTTATACAAAACAATTGAGTATGAATGGTTTAGCCGAATTAAAAACTTAAACCTGAACAACACTATCGACCGTGGTTTTAACCAACTCGCTAATCAGAATTTCGGTATCCAAAAAGATATCTGTGAATCTACTGGCGCTTTACAAATGGGTCTGTGTCAAGGATTCAACCAGACTAATGCTGCAATCGCAGAAAGTCGCTTTGCCGCACAGCAATGCTGCTGCGAAACTAATCGCAATATTGATGCTGTTCGTGCAGAAAACTACAAGAACACTTGTGAAATCACTACTGCAATTCATGCAGAAGCTGAAGCAACTCGTGCTCTGATGACTGCAAACGTAATGCAAGAGCTTCGTGACCAGCTGCAAGCTGCTCAGTTGCAACTCGGCAACTTGTCCCAAACTCAAAACATTATTAACGCAGTTCGTCCATTCCCGCAGCCCGCATACATTACTTGCAGCCCCTATACTTCCGCTAATGGATTCGGTTGCAACAATGGCTGTGGCTGCATCTAATTAGGAAGTGATTATTGTGGCCTGTAACCGCTGTGATAGATTTATTAAAAGTTCCAGCATCACAACTACTTCAACTAATCTAGTTATCACTCTTAGCACTACACCTACACTCACCAATTTAAAAAGATTTTGTCTTGTGCTTGCACAGAGTCTTCCTTCAGGGGCGAATACGCTTCCAGTGCAGATTCAAATCGGAACTATGGTTTATCCGGTTTATACCCGCACAGGTAATCTGTTAAGAGCAGATCAAATTCGTTGCCGTAGAGTTTATCCAATTATCTTTGGTAGTGACCCGAATCATTTCTCTATGTTGTGTTGTGTGCCTAATACTGTTTATACTCCAACAGCACCTACTGTACCTACGGTAGAAGTATTGGAAGATTAATATGTTAGAAACATTATTAAAACATCTTAAAGAGCAAAAAGATTTAGGTCTTACTAATGATATTTTAATGGAAACTTTTAAAAGTGCTATTAAACCATTAAAATATTCGGATAAAGAAGTTTATGACGAAGTCGTTGACAAATTGTATAAAGAGTGTTATGGTGAGCATTTTAGTGATTGGTTAGCTGAAAAAGCTGTTGAAAATTTCAAGAACGTAGATGGTACGGAAGGAGCTCACTGGTCTGTTGAACAGATTGATGATGTAATCCGTCAGTATGGTATTAAATGTATCGGATTTAACCGTTGGGATTTATATTTTGTAATGAATATGCTTTATAGCGATTATTACAACGTATTAGGTTCTGATACAGCGACCTACGTTAAAATGAGCAAGGCTTGGTTTGAAGATCCCGATGTTAGCGAAGGCAAAGCTTATCGCTACTATATGCAAGTCGCCAAAGCTTAATTTAAAGAGTACATTCTTCGGAATGTACTCTTTT